CGTCGCGATGCAGCGCGAGGGAATGGGCCGGATGGCCTATGGTGAAAGACTATTCCGCTAGTCTCTAATGAATATAAGTAATGGCTTATATATGTAATTTATACGGCGCGATTTGTTGGGGGGTCTGGGCATGGCCCATATAGCCCATGGCGGGCTACCGGCGCGCCACCGAGCCTCGATCCACGCATCCACCGACCTGATAGGGCATGGCCCATGCTGCCCATGACTACTGACTAGCTGGGCCATAGCCCATCTAGCCCATGAAGGGCTAGCCGGCTAGCCGGCCTGATGGGGCATAGCCCATCTAGCCCATGGCCCGGGGGCCAGGCGCCAGGCCCCGAGGGTGGGGGGAGGGAGGTCCGAGCGACTGCGCTAACAAAAACGAAGGGTCCGCAAACAATTTTTTATATGGCCACACACTGCCGACTAATGTGTTACGCTTAATGCCATGACGTTCAAATCCCTGCCGCTCACAGTGCGCGAGGTCAAGGCGACCGAGGCGGTGCTAGAGCGCCTGTACAACAGCGCCAAACTCGGGCTGAAGGGCGACGCGCTGGCGTTGAACGCTGGGCTGCTGCCCATTGAGTTCAGGCGGTTATGCCAAATGGACCCGATTGCAGACTTTGCGGTTCAGAAGGGCCACGCCGATCAAGAGGCGCAGATGGCCACCGTCGTGCGCGACGCTGCGCTAGCGGGCGACTCCAAAGCGGCGATGGACATCCTCAAGCATCGTCACGACTGGGTGGCCAAGCAGCAAATCCAAGTTGATACGACGCAGCAGATCAGCATCAGCCTGGCGCTGGAGCAGGCCAACGCCCGCGTTGCCAACGCGCAGACGGATGTAATTGACGTCGAGCCGGCCAGTCCTCGCCTGCCGCAAACGCAATCAACGAAACTGACGATTCCTGACCATGCAGCAGCCGAAATACGGACCGGGTGAAGAGCAGGCGCTGATGGCGCAACTGTGGTCGTCCAAGATCAAGGACGACCCCGAGGCGTTCGTGAACTTTGCGTTTCCGTGGGGCGAACAAGGCACGCCGTTGGCCGACCACAAGGGGCCGCGCAAGTGGCAGCGTGAGGTGCTGCGGGAGATGGCCGGCCACATCAAGGCCAACCGCACCCGTGAGGCGTTCGAGGTGTTTCGGATGGCCGTGGCGTCGGGCCGTGGTATTGGTAAGTCGGCTCTAGTGTCTTGGCTGGTGCTGTGGATGGTGACGACGCGCATCGGCGCCAGCGTCATCGTCTCGGCCAACAGCGAGGCGCAGCTACGCAGCATCACCTGGTCGGAGATCACCAAGTGGCTGGCGATGATGCTGAACAGCCACTGGTTCGAAATTAGTGCAACGCGGATAACGCCGGCTAAATGGCTGACCGAGCTGGTCGAGCGTGACTTGCGTAAAGGCACGCGGTACTGGGGCGCGGAAGGCAGACTGTGGTCAGAGGAGAACCCTGACGCCTACGCCGGTCTGCACAACACGGACGGCGTGCTGCTGATCTTCGATGAGGCGTCGGGTATACCGGACGCGATCTGGGACGTGGCGCAGGGCTTCTTTACCGAGAACACGCCGCACAGGTTCTGGTGCGCGTTCAGCAACCCGCGTCGAAATACGGGGTACTTCTACGAGTGCTTCAACGCCAAACGCGACTTCTGGCGCACGCGCAACATCGACAGCCGCACGGTCGAGGACACCGACAAGCAGGTGTACGAGCAGATCATCGCGGAGTACGGCGAGGACAGCATCCAGGCCCGCGTTGAGGTGTACGGTGAGTTTCCGAGCCAAGGGGACGACCAGTTCATTAGCCCCAGCCTAGTCGCCCAAGCCGCCAAGCGCCCGCGCTACAAAGACCAAGGCGCGGCTATTGTGCTGGGCGTGGACCCGGCGCGCAGCGGCGCGGACTCCACCGTCATCGCGGTGCGGCAGGGGCGCGACCTGATCGCGCTGAAGCGGTACAAGGGCGACGACACTATGACGGTGGTGGGGCACGTCATCGAGGCGATCGAGGAGTACAACCCGGCGCTGGTGGTGCTGGACGAGGGTGGTCTGGGGTACGGCATTCTTGACAGGCTGGTAGAGCAACGGTATAAGGTGCGTGGGGTAAACTTCGGCTGGAAGTCGAAAAACCCGGTCATGTGGGGCAACAAACGCGCTGAGTTGTGGGGCGCGGTGCGCGACTGGCTCAGGAGCGCGTCGATACTGGACGACAAGGCGCTGAAAAACGACCTTGTAGGCCCGAAAACCAAGCCGGACAGCAGTGGCACGGTGTTCTTGGAGTCGAAAAAGGACATGAAATCTCGCGGATTGGCCTCTCCTGACGCTGCTGACGCGCTGGCGTGTACGTTCGCGTTTCCCGTCGCCCACCGTGAGTACGTCGAGCGGCCACGCACGCTCCGCACCCACGACCGTGGGGCCGTGTCGTCTAGTTGGATGGGAGCCTAAGTCATGCCACTCGTCAAATCGGCCTCGAAAGAGGCGTTTCGCAAGAACGTGAAGGCTGAAATGGCCGCTGGCAAGCCGCAAAAGCAGGCCGTGGCGATAAGTTACTCCGTTCAGCGTCAAGCTGCGGCAAAATCCGCCCCGACGGGTAAGAAGTGACATGCCTCAAGACTATTCGGGAATAGCAGCCGCTGGCGCCGTAGCTAACGGGGGCCGTAGCGCCCGTGCCAAGAGCGAATCGGACGTTCTGGCCACCGCCCGCGCACGGCTGAACATGGCCATCTCGGCCTACAGCGAAAGCCGTGAAGACGAGATTGACGACCTGCGCTTCTACAGCGGCAGCCCAGACAACCATTTCCAGTGGCCGGCTGACGTACTGGCTACCCGAGGCGCGGTGCAGGGGCAGACGATCAACGCTAGGCCTTGCCTGACGATCAACAAGTTGCCCCAACACGTCCGTCAGGTCACCAACGACCAGCGGCAGAACCGCCCCAGCGGCAAAGTAATCCCGGCTGATGACCGGGCCGACGTCGAGATGGCCGAGGTGTTCAACGGCGTGGTGCGCCACATCGAGTACATCTCCGACGCCGACGTGGCCTACGACACGGCCTGCGAGAACCAGGTGTCCATCGGCGAGGGCTACATCCGCCTGATCACCGAGTATTGCGACGACAACACGTTCGATCAGGACATCAAGATCGTGCGAGTGCGCAACTCGTTCTCGGTCTACATGGACCCGACGATCCAAGACCCGTGCGGTGCGGACGCCAAGTGGTGCTTCGTCACGGAAGACCTGACACGCGAAGAGTACGAACGCATGTACCCCGACGCGGCGCCAATGTCCACGCTAATGAGCTTGGGCGTGGGCGACCAGTCGATCAGCCAGTGGCTGAACGAAAACACAGTCCGCATCGCCGAGTATTTTTACGTCGAGTACGACAAAGCCACACTGAATTTGTACCCCGGTAATCAAACTGCATTCGACGGCACGCCGGAAGACAAGGTTTTGCGCATGCAGTTTGGTAAGCCGCTGCGCAGCCGCGAAGCCGACCGCAAGCGAATCAAGTGGTGCAAGATCAACGGCTACGAGATTCTTGAAGAGCAAGACTGGGCCGGCAAGTACATTCCGGTTGTGCGGGTCGTGGGCAACGAGTTTGAGATCGAGGGGCGGCTGTACATCAGCGGCATTGTGCGCAACGCCAAGGACGCGCAGCGCATGTACAACTATTGGGTCAGCCAAGAAGCCGAAATGCTGGCGCTGGCGCCCAAGGCGCCGTTTATTGGCTACGGTGGCCAGTTTGAGGGCTACGAGAACAACTGGAAGACTGCCAATACTCAGAACTGGCCGTATTTGGAGGTCAATCCAGACGTCACTGACGGCCAAGGCAACATGCTGCCGCTGCCCCAGCGCGCGCAGCCTCCAATGGCCTCCAGCGGGCTGTTGCAGGCCAAGATGGGCGCCTCGGAGGACATCAAGTCCACAACGGGCCAGTACGACGCCTCGCTAGGCATCGGCGGCAACGAGCGGTCAGGCAAGGCCATCCTGGCGCGTCAGCGCGAGGGCGACACGGGGACGTACCACTATGTTGATAATCTGGCTCGGGCTGTGCGTCATGTTACTCGTCAACTGGTGGATCTGATCCCCAAGATTTACGACACGCAGCGCATCGCTCGCATCATCGGCGAGGACGGCGAGTCCAGCATGGTGAAGATGAACCCTATGCAACAGGAGCCGGTCAGGAAGATCGTCAACGAGCAGGGCATCGTCATCGACAAGATTTACAACCCCGGCGTCGGCAAGTATGACGTCCGCGTGGTGACAGGGCCTGGCTACGCTACCAAGCGCCAAGAGGCGCTGGAGGCGATGGCTCAGTTGCTGCAGACCAACCCGCAATTGTGGGCGGTGGCTGGCGACTTGTTTGTCAAGAACATGGACTGGCCCGGCGCGCAGGAGATGGCCAAGCGGTTTGCTCGCACCATTGATCCGAAGATTATTAGCGACAGCGACGAAGACCCGGCACTGCAAGCGGCCAACATGCAGATGGAGGCGATGGCCCAAGAGATGGAACAGATGGCCGGCATGTTGCAAAACGTCAGCCAGTCGATGGAAGCGCAGAAGATTGACGTCGACCGCTTTAAGGCCGAAACGGACGCTGACATCAAGGCTTACGAGGCCGAAACAAGGCGTCTGCAAGCGGTCGCTGTCGGTATGCAGCCCGAGCAGGTGCAGGAGGTTGTCATGCAGACCCTGCGCGACGTGCTGACGGCGGGGGATTTGGTGCAGCCAATGCCTCCGCGTGAAATGCCCGAGATGCCGCCGCCTGAGATGGCTGCACCAATGGAAGGACCGATGCAATGAGTTCCTGTGCCGACTTCGTAGGCACGCTGTTTCTGGCCCGAGATGTGGCCCATAGCGTGCATCTGAACACCCGCTCGTTTGCCAAGCACTCGGCGCTCAACGAGTTCTACGACAACATCGTGGAACTGGCGGACAAGTTTGCTGAAGCCTACCAAGGCCGGCACGGGCTGATCGGCCCGATCACCTTAATGGGCGCCAAGAAGACGGGCAACATTGTCGAGTTTCTGGAAGACTCGCTCAACGATGTGGAAGGCATGCGGTACAAGGTTTGCGAGAAGACCGACACACCCATCCAAAACATCATTGACGAGATCATTGGGCAGTATCTGTCCACCCTCTACAAGTTGAAGTTCCTCGCATGAGCAACTTGGGCGGTCAAATGGGTGAGCTGCGCATGACGCTGCAGATTACCCGCAAGGAAACAGGTAAAGTCGAGGAAGTCGAATTGATCGGCTACTTGGACGAAGAAAAGCTGAAGGAGCTTCAGAATGGCAGTCACTCACTCGACAGCAGCCCGGAACGCGGCGACTGACGCGGTAACCGCGCTGATCGGCGCCAACGGTCGGCTGGTCTTTCGCATCAGCCCTTCAACTGTGGCTGCACCAGGCACGGCAGTGGCCACGCTGAACCTGAGTGCCACGGCCTTCCCGGCAGCGGTCACTGGCACGGCTACGGCCAACGCGATCAGTAGCGACACCAACGCTGCCGGCAACGCATCTGCGGTGGCGTTTGCCACGCTGCAGACCAACGGCGGCACGGTGGTGATCCAGTGTCAAGTGGCTGCGAGCGCCAGCGACATCAACATGACCAACGGCCTGACGGTGGCCGCTGGCGACACGGTGTCCTGCAGTTCTTTGACTTACACCGCACTGAGCGCCTAATCATGGCGTTGCCAAACGACTCAATCGCCGTCACCCCCGGCTCGGGGGCGACGGTGGCCACGCAGTTGGTGTCTGCCAAGGAGTACCAAGTCGTCATGCTGGCGCTGCCTGATGGTCACATCAGCGGCAGCCTGCCTCAGTACCGGATGATCTGCCCCGCGCAGGCAGTGGGCGCCAACAAGGTCTTTGTGGACCTGTTCAATGCCACCGGCAGCGGTGTGGCAATCCGTGTGCTGTCGGCCTACTGCTACGTTGATAACGATACTGCGGTGACCGGCACGCTGGGCGTTGAGATCAGTCTGACGCGCACCACGGCGGTGGGCACGGGCGGCACAGCGGCGACATTGGACGGCACATCGCTGACGGCGATCACCATCAGCGAAATGGACACCAACAATCCAGCGCTGTCGGCCAACATCACGGCGCGGTCCTCGCCCACAGGCGGCGCGACTGCTGGGGCCTTGCTCAGTCAGCGTTGGGT